TTTTAAACTTAAGGTCTAAATCAGTTAGTAATGAAACAAAATTTGGATTACAAGATCCTGACACGGAAGAAACAATTGAACTCACGATGGATTTAAGCACGGTAAGTTTAGAAATAGACGAAGCGCATACAAACAAAGTTAAGATTAACGAAGAATTTAGTTTATTTTTAAAGTATCCTACTATTGACGAATACATTAAAATTAGAGACAGAGATCCAGAAGATCCTTTATTGAATTACTTTATTTTAACAGCGTGTTTAGATAAAGTGGCATCTGACGATGAAGTTCACGAATTTAAAAATTATTCAGCAAAAGAAGTTGATGATTTTATGGAAGGTATTTCTTCTGATATTGTTCAAGGAATACAAAGCTTTTTTGAAACAATGCCAAAGCTAAGGCATACTCTAAAATATACGAACAAAGACGGGGTTGACAAAACATTTGCAGTGGAGGGTATGAACTCTTTTTTTATCTAATGCTGAGTCATACGACTCTAGCGGATTATTACCAAACGGTATTCACTTTGGCTCAGCACCATAAATATTCTATAGATGAAATTGAAGGTATGGTACCATATGAAAGAGATTTATATTTTGGCATGTTAATTAACTTTATACAAAAACAGAACGAACAAAGGTAGTAATTAAATGGCGGTTTCAGAAGATACAAAGGCTATAATTTCTCAGCTCGAACAAAACGCAGAGCTGATGAGAAGTTCTAACGAAGATACAAACAGAGAGGTACACGTAAGACTTGACAAGTTTGCTGATGCCTTTGTATCTATAAACGCAAATATCAGAGCTCAAAACCAAATGCTACAAACCGCAGACAAAGGAGCTGACGAACGTTTAGAACGAGAACGTGCTGACAGAGATTTTGCTGATTTAAAAAGAGAAAAAAGCGCTTCAGTATCTAATAAAGAATTGGTTGGTCAGATGAAGTCTGGTTTGAAAGATGTTGGCGGTGCGATAGTTGGAACTGTTGGAAAAGTATTTAAAGGTGGTTTGATAGGTACTATTGGCACTCTTTTAAAGGGCGGTCTTGGCGCATTTGTTGGATACAATTTTATGAAAGGGTTTCTAGGTCCAAAATATGATGGTATGTTTGAAAGTATTGAAAGTGTTCTTAAACAGTTTGCATTTAACGACTTACCTAACACTCTGAAAAATATGGCGGATAATGTATCTAGGATAGCTTTAAATTTTGAAGAAAACATGGACAACGTAATGGGTATGTTCGACGATATAATGACCGCCTTGTACGCAATCGGTGGTTTCTTTGGTATTAAACGTATCGTAAAAATGGTAGGTAAATCCAGAAGAGGTCCTGGAGATACAAAATACAGGAATAAAACTCAAAAAACAGTAAGAACAAACCGCCAATTAAAAATTGCTGAACAAGACAGATTAAAGTTAATGCAAGATGCAGGTGCCAACATTGATAAAAATGCCGTAGACGTAGATAAAAATGCCGTAGAAGTAGGCGATATGAATCAAAATCAACCAGATGTAGATACTAATACAAGAGGCCTTAAACCTCTAGGAAATAATATGTATACACCACCAAGAGCATTTGGTAGTTATGAAATGGGCAACTTCTACACAAACAGAAAAATAAATGAAAAAATAAATGGCTATACGGGTGGTAATAAAAATGGAAATGCTCAAGGCAGAAATGTAAAAAATGGGCCCGGAAAAGGGCATCCTGGTGCTTTTTTGACTCAAGCTCAAATGGACGAATCATTAAAACAAATGGGCCAATTAAAGTGGTTTAATCGCTTTGTAAAAGGTGCAGGAGCTGTTGGTTTTGTTTGGGGTGCGTATGAAATGGAAAAATTATACAAGCTATGGATTTCAGCACCTCCAGGAGAAGCGGGTAGAGAATTTAGAAAACGACTAATCATAGATGGGTTTGGCGCAACTATAGGCGGTATGTTAGGTGGTGCTATAGGTGGACTTGTTGGTTTCTTTGGAGGGCCATTTGGAATATTAATTGGTTCAATTATTGGTGGTGTAGCAGGATCAATGGCAGGTGGGTTAGTAGCAGGATACGTTTATGACTGGGCTATTGGTAAAACGATAACAGAGAAACAATCGATGGAAATGTTAAACCAAGAAATTGCTAAAGCTGAAGCACAACTTACCGACTTTGCACCATATAATCCTTTTGAGCCAGAAAATCCATTTATAGGGGATTACGCACTCGGATTAACTAAAAGAATCCATAGTTTAAAAGAAGCTAGAAACAACATGTCTGCACAACATGCAATGTACCAAAGTGTAAGAGTTGCTAATATAGCTCGCAATAATCAAAGAAATATGGAAACAGCTGCGTATGGTACAGGCGGTCGTGCCATGTATGAAGTTATGACAAATGGAACTTCTGAGCAAAAAAGTGTATTACTTAATTCTCTAATAGAAGTTCAACGTGGTCAGGATAAATTCTTTGAAACAATAGAAGAATACATGCGTAGTACTAATGGTTCCACAGTTATTCATGCGCCAAACAATAGTTCAACAATCATGGCACCCGTAGGTGGAGCTGTTACTAAGAATGATGTAAACGTACTTAATACAAACAGTGGTTCGTATACACCTCATAGTAGCTTTGGTTTACCATATAGTTTAAACTAATTACTCATAATCCTAGAATACCAAACAGGTCAAACCAGCCCATTGATGTTCCGATAATAATTGGTAATCCAATCATCGTAAAGGCTATAATTGCAAATGCAAGGCCTACGCCTTTATTGTGATATGGTTCATTTGGGTTACTCATACGTTCCACTCCAGTTCATCTTCTATTGCTGTTTGAACAAATTGATAATAGTCTCTGTTTTCATCATCCATGTGAGCAAAGTATACTGATGCCTTTGACATTAAATAATGAATATTACTATTTTCTTCAAGGTGAGCACGTGGATGGCTTTCCATCAATTCTTGGATTTGATCCATATATCCTTTAAGTGCCGTTTGAATTTTATTCATGCTCTCCTCCGTTTGCACGACCGCTATAGTTACCAAATATTTGTGGTGAACGCTTAGCTGTTTCAAATGTTGCTACAGTAATAAAAACTGCACCAAGTAGAATTGCGTGGAGTACCATACTAAAAATACCTGCCCACATACTACCTACAATAATACCAAATACGATACACCACATCCATGCTAATACTTGCATGACCATATGGCGAACTGCTAAATTAGTAATATTACTAAGGGGATTATGGCTGGAATCCATTACTACGTTCCAGCTGCTAACTACGAAATCTCTCATATTATTTTCCTATTATACGTTGTGTTATGATTCTATTATATACTATATTTATATGTATGTCAATAGAAAAGTGGAGGGGCTTTCACCCTCCTGCATGTTTATCCTTTAAGGAACTCTTGCTCACCGCGATTGATTTCAATCTTTTGTGGCTTCTTTTCTTCTGGGATAACATTTTCTAAATGTACGGTTAAAATACCGGCATTCAAATCAGCTCCATGGATTTCAATAGTATCCATTAATGTAAATTCTCTTTTGAAGCTTCGTGCTGAAATACCTTTATGAAGATAGTTTTTATCATCATCGGTATCTTTATTACCAGCAATAGTCAATACACCTAACTTCCGTGAAATATCTAAATCGTCATAATCAAAACCAGCGATAGCTAACTGAAGTTCATAGCGATCGTCGTCTAGTTTGACAACATTATAAGGTGGATATTTTGGGGCTGTGGTTGGTAGCGTTGTTGAAGTCATTCTATCTAACATTCGGTCAAAGCCGATAAAGAATGGATCATTAAGCATATTTGTGTTGAATGTACGTGTGTTCATTTTAGTTCTCCTATTATAGCGAGTTTAATGTAAGGAACCCATTATGGCATTCCTATTACTATATATAATACTTTTTACGCAGATGTCAATAGTTAATTAACATTTAATCAATATATGGTTCAAATTCTGTACCATTTGCTACAAGACAAGCGATATTTCCTGGAAAAAGAGCCAATAAGGACCATGTTCCTGTGTCTTGGTTAGTAGTGAATACCATCTTATTAGGTACAATTTGGCCGCTTATGTGGCGCTGAACCATATCACCTTTAAATAACATTTCTTCGTTTTTCTCTCTAACAACTTGTGCAACAGTTAAAAAGTCGCCACATGGTTGTGATGCCATAAAGGGTTGATTAAATGGTTGTTCTTGAGCTACTAACGGGGTGGCAAGCAGGGTTAATGGTATTAGATATTTAAACATATCATGTCCTATTCTCCAGTGCTTCCAAACCCTCCATCTCTATCGGTCTTTTGCTCTGGCGCTGTTTTGGTTTCGGTTAACTTAATCTTATTTACTTTTTCAACAATACATTGAACTAGACGTTCACCACTCGTAATTGATACTAAACTATCTGTCTCGTTCAATAACATAATGTATGTTGGGTCTACGTAATCTGAATCAATAATCCCAGTTCCATTTGCCAAGCTTAAACCTTTTTTCAAGGCAACACTTGATCTAATAAACATTTTCATTACATGTTTTTCTGGTATATCAAAGATTAAACCAGTTGGAATTAATACACGAGTGTCAGGTGGCAGTTGAAAACAATGTTCTTCTTTGCCTACTCCTTTTACCGCAATTTGTACTGCTTTATTCCAGTTATTATATGCCTGTAAACGATCACCTCGTTTAAAATAAGCTTTTATATCAAAGGCAGCTGAGCCTTCTGTAGCGTATTCAGGCAATTCAATTTCTTCATTCATTCTATAAATTTTCATTATCACTTCTTTCCAATATTATATTTTGCTTCTAACGTCCAGTTTGACTTTTCTTTATGCGATATAATTTTAATTTGATTTAATTGAGCGATAGGCTCTTTACTACTGTCAGGATTAACAATAGCAACCAATCCCCATTCTTCTAATAAGTTAACGATAGTATTTCTTCGAGCTTCATCTTCGTCTGCAAATGTATCTTTTTTACCATCAAGTATAAACAATTCTTTGAAATGCAATATAGAATATCTACCTTGCTTATGTAAAATATGACATGTTTGATAAAGCTTTTTCTCTTTACGAGATGAAATACCAATTCGAGTTAAAGTTTCTTTTACTTTAAGGAAACTATCTGGTGAAGGAAGAGTAACCTCTATTCCCACGCCTTTAAAAATATCTTCTGAGTTCATAACCACAGCACCTTTTTTTATTATTAATTATATGGTGTGGTCTCACACGGTGACCATCAATGATATTTATTATTTTGAATATCTTACCTTGTAACACCGCCTGTTTCTAACCTCGCTTTAATTTTTTTCATATCATCAGAAGAAAGTGCTTTGAGATATAGTTTTGCTATTGTTCTGTTGCATTGATATACTTCTTGGATCATGTCAAGGTCGTCACTCTTAGCAGCCTTTGGCCATTTACTAAATCTTTTACGTTTTCTAAAGGCACTACGATAATAATCAAATTGAGCCTTATATGGTAAATGTGCACGCATATTCATTTCATTGGCATGTAATATTGTATCCTCGAAGTTTACAAACCCTCGGTTAATAATGTATGGCACATATAAATTTTCTGCCATTTCTGGATTTTCATGTTTACCAATCAAGTCTTCCTTAGAGAAAGACGCAGCATTCATAAAATCAAAAGGTGTTATTTCTTTCGGCAATTGTTTCCTCCAAATCTTTTAGCATATCGTCAAGGTCTTCAGCGCATTTTTGGCACATCTTTAAATTAAGTGGTCCATCTGCTGTATCAACATCAACACTGTATATTTGTTTTTTACTTAATAGTTGGTGGCAGTTCCAACACTTTTT